GTGATTCCTACTCCAATTGCGAGCATTGTGAAACGAGTTTGTAACTATCATACGGAATATGCTGGACCAGACTTTGGTTCAGGTACTGCATTTCGTGATTCTTTGGTCCATTCTTCAAAACCTTCACAAGGAGTTGAACAATCTCTGTTGGATAGATCATTCCGTTGCTTGAAGAAAAGTTTTGTCAAACTTCTTGCAATTCCAGCACTCGTCACTGCATGCCGACCTCTTTCAGAAATTGAGACAGTCTCAGGCCAAGATGGTATTCGTTTTGTTGATGCACTCAAGTCTAAAACTTCCATGGGCTATCCAATCAATTCCCCAAAGAACAAGTATCTCATTGATCTGCCACCGTCTGAGGAACACAAGTGTCCGCGCACATTGCCTTCAGAATTCTGGAAAGAAGCAGAAAGATGGGAATCTGAGTACCTTGCTGGTAGGAGATGTTATGCGCTGTTTCGTGGTTGTCTTAAGGATGAACCAACCAAGAAAGGTAAGAAGAAGGTTCGAGTCTTTCAAGCATCTCCTATTGTTTTGCAATTATTGGTTAGGAAATACTATTTACCAATTGCGAGACTTTTGTCAGTTAATCCCCTTCTGTCCGAATGCGCAGTAGGGATCAATGCACACGGACCAGAGTGGGATCAATTGCAGGCCCATATCAAGAAATTTGGTGCAAATCGGATTCTTGCTGGGGACTACTCAAAATACGATCTGAGAACACCCGCACAGTTCACCTCTGCCGCTTTCCGGATGATGTGTGACATAGCTGAGATGACTGGAAACTATACTGAACGTGATCTGACAGTAATGAGAGGTCTTGCAACTGACATTGTGTATCCCGTTATTGCATATAATGGTGACTTGATCCAATTGTTTGGGTCAACTCCCTCGGGACACAATTTGACAGTTTATGTAAATTCTATTGTCAATTCGTTGTTGTTGCGATGCGCATATTACACGATTTATCCGAATGGAGAAGATTTTGCTGATGTGTGCAGTGTTTCTACATATGGTGACGACTTCAAAGGTTCAG